GAAATCATCATCACTAAAGCCACACATTCTTTGTAATTTTCTAGGTTGAAAAAAGCCTTTGTCATCGGCATCCATCCCTGCCATAAAATACAATGCTTTAGATGAATTTGGTAAATCTATAAATTTATCTGATTCGACAACTTTCTTATCAAACATTCTTTTTTGAGCCGTAATCATCACCACCTTCAATTAATCTAATGTTTTCTTTACGCAGGGCATCTCTTTGCCTTTTGTAAGTATTTGCTAAATTCTTATAATATTTTAAATTAGTAGGTTGATCTAAGAGTTGATTATAAGACATTTCTAAAGTTTCATATTTCTTTAGTAGATTATTATATCTTACTTTGTAATTTGCATTTGAAAAAATGTGTTTAAGATTAGTTATTATCTTTTGTATTCTTGCTTTCACTATACTTTCTAACCCTTTCTTTTTTTTCAATAACTGCTATTCTAACGAAATCACTTAATGTTTGGTTAGTTTCTTTTGCAATTTCTTGTAAATCTTCAAACTCGAAATCGCTAACTCTAATATGCAAGAAATGATTTCTAACGATACCTGTTTTTGGCACGACTATATTCACCACCTTCCCAAAGTAAAATGTCATTTATCTTTGCCTTACAATACAAATGATAACACACAAAATTGGCAATGTCAACACACTAAAAAGAAAAAAGAGAAAATTTTGTATTTCTCTTTTAAGGGCATTTATTTGCTCAAATTTGAACAAAACTGTTTTTGTTAGTATTTTATCGAATTTGATATTTTCATTCAATGTACCCCCATAGAATTTAGTCTAGGAAGGTTATTCGATTGTAATTTCAAATTTATATGCGTTCTCACCCATATTGCCTGCGTAATCTTCACCGTTAGCATCCTTCTCGCTGTCATATACCCACGGTAAGTTATTTACACGATATTTAGCCTTTTTATATCCACTTGATTTAATAATGTCACTAGGTGTATTGTAGTAAACTCTTATGCAATCAATTATGTTTCTATCATCGCCTGCATATCCATTGTAATAATCGTTTAAATTATAACCAGTAACTTTGCCAAGCCATCCTTTGCCTTTTATGTGTGCTTGATACCATACGCTACCTTTGTCAACTTTAATCGCTACACCAATAATAGCATTTTTCTTATAGCCTGCGTAATCTTCCAAGTTTTTAACTTCATCTAGCCATCCATTTTGTTTTGTTTTAACTCGATAATACACATTAACCTTATCACCACTTGGTGTTGGTGTAGGTGTTTTTGAATAATCTATATATTGTAATTTGCCGTGCCAAGTCCATTTTAAGCATCCAACACCTTTATAACTTCTATTCCCATATTGATCGATGTCACTAATTATACATTTATTAGTGTTCCAAGCAACAGTACATTCGAATACTTTTCCATTTCCAAGATAAATTCCTGCGTGTTCGTGTGGTGTGCCTCGCATACATAGATATTCGCCAGGTGTTATATTTCTAAAATCTTGGCTTCTATCACTACAATAATCTATTCCTGCATTAGCCCCAAAATCTCTTACACCATTTGAGCCATATATAGCCCCTCCGTGTGGCTTGTTTTTGTCGGCTTTAAAACCCCAGAGCAAACCTTTGATACTGACTACGCAGTCCATCATAAACTTATTATTAGCCCAATTGTAATTGCAAAAAGTTCCATTTTGGCTATGATAATAATTCGGTACATCATTAACAAGCCAATATAATTTTTTTATAAATTCTTCACTTGTAAAAACTTTTGCCATATTATTCATCTCTCCCTTTTTCTTCTTTTACTTCTGGCAAGCCTGCAATTGAAGTTAAAATGCTTAGTATTCCCGCTAGTAAACTAGAACTTCCTACCATTATCCAATTTACATCGCCCATTACTGCACTTGTTCCAATTGTAGCAATCGCCGTTTGTGCGACAGTCTTAATTGCTCTAATTAAGGCTGCTTTTAACCATTTTTTAAACATACTTATCTCCTTTCTTCTCAATAGTTTCTTCAAGTATCATAGGTTATCAATTCCTATTCTATTGCCACTATTGTTTCATTTGATGATATTTTCTTAGGTGTCATTGTGTATAAATGGGAACTGCTACTTGTAACACCATCTATTATAACAATATTACTATATGGAACTTTATTATAAGCATTTGTTTCATTAGAAATTCCCATACCATTCCCACTATATGATGTATATGTTAATTCATTTGCTTTAAATTTTGTAAGACATTCATCCAATGTGGTATAATTAGCAGAATAATAATATTGTGCATTAATATTTCCATAATATGCAGAAAAACTTGCGTTTATTTCTTTTATTGTGTTACTAGAGCCACTTGCACTATAATTAAGACTCCATCTAGGTTTTCCAATATTTTGATTCGCAAGTGCCAACACAGGTTGGTCTGTCCAAAATACTCTATATACTCCACTAGTTAATTTTTCAATAGCATAATATTTGCAATTTTCATCTGGTGTATATAATGTTATAGGTGTGTCAGTATCTACTTCGTATGTTTCTGGTATAGTTGAAAGAACATCTGCAAAACTATCTCTAAGCCTGATTATTTCATTATTTAATTCATAAAGACTAGTCGGTATTACTTGCCCACCGCCTTTAGTTATATCCCCACTTTCAACCATATTTGCTATATTAGTAAAGTTTGTGCCTTCTTCTAATTCAAGAATTGTATTAATTTTGTTTAAATCTTCTTGTAAACTTTCTAAATAATCTGTCGTAGTCATTATTCACCACCTTCATTACTTGGAGTTGTTAATGTTGCTAATATTGTATTAATGTTTCCAATTGCACTTGTTATGCTGTCATCAACATATTTTTTATTTACTAATTGATTATTTGTTGTTGGCACAACAGAACTTTCGGGTAATGTGTTAAATGTTTTTATATTATTTATGGTGCAATTACCGTTTACTGGTACTACATATTGACCTGCCGACTGACCTACTTGTGTCGCACCCGTACCACCCAACACTGCTAATGTTCCAGAAAAACATAGAACAGTTTTATATATGCTGTTGACATTTGTACCCCATATATATCCAACTTTTTGCCAAGTGTTTAATGTTTTGTCTATTGTTGAATTTGTTATCATTAAAAAACCATTACAAATCTCCACACCACGCACTTGTCCACCAGAATAGCCCGTTATATACGGATTTGAGTTATGACCAAAATAATATATACCATTTGGTTTGCCTTCAATAATAAAAGGGTTAGAATATGACACATTTTCTACAAGATATATTGGCATAGTAGAACTTATTTCGTTATTAGCATCGATGTTAATTCCTTCACCTGCTGTATATGAAGAACTTGGAATTGCAGCGATACTGTCATCGACATATTTCTTCGTAGCGGGGTTGAAGTCTCCTACCGGAATGTATTCTGCTATGTTTGTATTTGATAGGTAGTTAGCCATATTGTCTTTCAATAAACGAACTCTACTTAAACTTGCTATGGTATCTCCATTCCAAGTAATGTTGAGCATTAATCTGTATGTTCTAAATGCATCACCATATCTAATAACTTGTGAACATTCCATATATGTTGGTTTGGTTTGAATATCATAACCGCTCATATCAAGAGGTAAATTATAGCGATTGTATCCATCATTAAAACCAATCGTAACAAAATGTGAACCATTATCATACGCTTTTTGTAAACCAATAATCATTTCTTGTATCATACTATTGTAATCTGAAATAGTAAACAATGTTAAGTTGTTTGTATTGTCACTCATTCTTGTAGAGAATGTAGTGCGTGCAACACTCGGAATGTTTATTACTATACTTTCTGTTCTATTTGAATTTATCTCTTTAATTTCACTTTTAGTATAATAATTACTTAAATCAATAGATGTACTTCCAATGTGTTCCCAAGCATTGTTTATGTATAGCCACTCATCGTAAGCATCTTCTTGTTCACTATCTTGTTTAGGTACTAAATAAATCGTATGCGTATCTATATCTTGCGTTGGTAATGTTTGAACAACGGTGGGCGTAAAGCCAAGTTCACCAAGTTCTTCAATAGAAGCATCAATCAAGTCTTGTACTTCCTGTTGCGTTAAGCCGGAATCACCTTTATCACCCCTATCACCTTTATCACCCTTAGGACCTGTTTCACCTTTTGGAATACCAAAGTTAAATATTGGTTCTTCTAATGTTCCAGTCCTAGTTACTGTTGCTTGACTTCCTGCTTCTAGTGTAGATGTTGTACCAACTTTTACATTTGGTGTATATCCATTTTCACCATCAAATCTACCATTATCAACATCTTCCTTTAATTCTTCAATATAGGTTTCTCTTGCTTCCTCTTGTTCTTGCCTAGTAATTTCATTTGCAATTCTTTGTGCTTCATTCGTAATTCGTAATTCTTCATTATCTTGTCTAGTTTGTTCGTTAGTAGTTCTTTCTTCTTCTTTTTCTTCAATTGTGTTCTCTAAGCCACTAACATCGTTAATTAGTTGAGATAGTATTGGAACTCTGTCATCGATTTCTACAATATCATCTACATTTACTAATTCATTTCTAACAGTAAATGTATGAGTAGCATAGTTTGTTAGTTTACTATCATCGCCATATAAAGATATTTCTATCCTATATTTTCCACTTTGTGCAAGCATACCTTCGCTTAAAACTACTTCGTTGTTTTCTATTTCGCTTACATAAGCAGTCTGATCTGGGAATAATAGTTTAAATTCAATTTTACCTTCCTTATCAAAAACACAATTTAGTTTAGTGCTATTATAATCGTTTTGAACTAGGTTAATTAAGTCTGTATCTATTTTTCCTAATTCAAAATTAACATTAAAATTATATTCGTTCATTTATACACTCCCTTTCTAACCAATTATAGTCACTTGTAAAAATGTTTGATTATCTGTTACGGACAAAGTAAATGTATCGCTTTGTTCATTATAACAATACATTTCAATATAGTCATTTTCTTCGACAGGAACAACTGCTGTAGTTTCCATTGTTTGAGAATAAGATCTGTTATTAAATGCAAAATTAGATCCATTTTTATAAACATAAATGTAACGACCACCAGTATTAGAACCCCAAGCCGTATATCGACAATTTACTAATACTGCATTAATACCTTTGCCAATATATACTTTATTATCAGAGAAAGTCAATGAGTTGCTATTGTTGTAATCAACGGTATCAACATTTACTTTTGTCATAATGTTTCTATTTATTACTTGTGATGCACTCATTTTGATACGAATAGATTGACCTAATTGTGACAATATTTTAGATTTACCAATTGAAATTTCTTTAAAGTCAACCCTATCTTTTAGCAATGCTCTAATGTATTCGCCTCTAGGACAAGTTAATGTTATTGTACTAGATTGACTAAAACCATCTTCGATATTTACCTTAAAGTAATATGCACTTTCGCTATCTACATCTTCGATAGGTGTCCAAGTGTCGTTTACATACTTAGATACTTCCCAATCATATTTGTTTATATTTCCACCACTTATTTCACCACTTGAATAAGGAATGTTGAACCAAGAACTAGGTTCGCTTGCATTTGTTTTCCAATATCTATATCTAAAATAACTTATTGAATTGGCTTTGTTTCCAATTGTAACATTTGCATAAGTACCATTTATATTTAGTTTAGCCTTACCAGTTAATTGCCCATTTCTTTTTACGCTTGAAGATGTTACTATTAAATTTGGCTTCTCATAAGAATCGTAGTATGTATTCGTATAGTTATAACTACTAACACCACCTAAACTATCTGTAAGTTCAATTATTATTTGTGGAATATATCTTGAAACAGAAGTTTCGTAATAATAATACATATCTACATTTGCAAAGTTTAATGTCAATGTATTTGTTGTGCTTGTAAATTGAGTAGTACCATTTATTATTTTGTATTGTGTTATGCTTGCACCATCACTAGCACTTGCAGTTATTTCAATAGTTTTATTAGATAAGTAAGGAACAAAGTGATTACTTGCTAAACTTATATTTTGCAAAACGCTTGCATTTTCTGTTATTTGCATACTGCTAAATACAGGACCATCGTGTAAAGCAGTTAGTGTAAATGTTCCACTTGCACTAGCACTGTTAGGGTTAAATGAAGCACCACTCATCGTACCTTTAACAATTATCGATGTGGGGTTTGCTTTAGTACCTGTGTTGCTAACAGTAAATGTGTGTGAATCAACTAATCGCCAACCACCGCCAGGAATATCGGTTTCATACATACCAGTTTTCTGGTGGCTATATGAAGAATCACCTGCTTGGAAACCAAATGTAGCACTTCCACCAAAATAACTTGTTGATTGCCCACTTGGTCGCCCTATATACGATTCGATTTTTATTGTAGAGGTTTTATTAACAATACTTGCACTTTCTTCATAAACAATTATTTTCCAAGTCCATCTTTGGCTATCACTCGTGCTTCCAATAAATTCTTTTGTTTGTAATGCCATTTTTATTCCTCCCCATTATAGAAGGTCGCATAAGCATATTGCGTTACGCCATCCACTTCTAGTTGTATTCTTTCATCTACAAAGTCGTAATTGCTAGGGCTTAGTAAATTGCTAGGGTTACTACCATTATAAGAATAGTAGTGTTGCCCCATAAGTCTAAAATCTTTCGCTAAGAAACCATCTTTAGTTGTTGATGAAATAATTGTGTCACCATCTTTATAGTATGTTCCAGTATTGTCGATTAATGTGTTATAATCAGTGTCACTTTTTTTTATTTTCAAGCCTTCATCATCAAATGTGTATTTGTTTTCGGTAGTTTTAACGCCACTAACATTACCATCTTCATCGAACCTACTTTTCAATACAGTTATGTCTGCACCATAGCCACTTACATCTAATCTCGTTTGTGCGACTTCACCACTTAAATCACTAACAATTCCTGCTTGTAAAGATACAATTCCATTAACATTGTCGATAGAAGTTTTTGCCCACTTTCTAAATGTTTCTTCACCATTCATCGACACATTTTTCTCTTTTTCTTCTTCACCAATTTGTGTATCAAATGTTGTAAGCATATTGCCCTTGTATATAAGTTCGCTTGTTGCTAATGTTCTATAAGTCTTACCGTTATCTACCACTTCTATTATATCATAACTGTCAATTGCAGGGTTTCCTAAAATTCTACCCGTCTTAAATGAATCAATTTCAAAGCCATTAACTTCGTTTTTAATCAAATCAACTTGACTTTGACTATTTATATAATCGTTAGAAGTATCAAGGTATAAGGTGTCATTACTAGATCCACTTTCAAATCTTCTTGTTCCATCTTCGTAAACTACTGTTCCAATTCTGTATTTTGTTCCTACTTCGTACTTTTCAACAATCGCTAAAGGTATGTTCCAAGTAGTTAAATTTGTAATATTTATAAATATTAACTCACCATTTCTATTAATTGTTGCAATTCTACCTGCATTTTCGGCAAGCCTAGAAATATATTCTCTTGCGGTTATTGAATTGTCGTAAGTTCCAACTAAATCACTAGAACCTATAAAAGAGTTTATATTACAAGTTACACCTGCTTTAGTACAAATATCTTGTAATATTTGTAATTTAGTGGCTGCATTTGCTTTATAGTATATGTTGTTTCCACTTATTACATCGCCATTTTGATAATCTGTTCCTGCTACAAGTAATGTGTATGTTCCATTTTCATATTTGTAATATGTTTTACCTTGTTGATATGTTGCATCTTCGGTTTTTAAATAAACCTCGTGTGCATCTATTAATGGTTGTGCATTATAATTGAAATCAAATTTAGTAGAGTTATCTCTTAATTTGATTGTTATTTTTCCTTTATCGTTCACAGGACTATCTTGTATATTGAATATTCCAATAGGAACATACTCGTAAACATTATTTACAAGAGTTCCTATTGAAATTCTAACTTGATCTAAAATTCTTGATTCTTCTATATCGTGTAATGTCAATTCTATTTCTTTTGAGATAAAATTGTTTAAAGAGAATACTTTAGCACCGTTTGGCACTATTCTGGACTTAATTATCATCTTTTCACAATATAGATCTGCATTTTCTAATTCTACATTGTTAAACCATAATTTTAATTTGTTTCTTGCATCTTGACTATAAAGTACATTTTCGTATTCTGCTCTAGTACAGTTTTGAAAGTTTAAATAAGCCATATATCATTACTCCTCTACAAAACCAAAATTTACATTTTGATATATATTGTTTTCTGGGTTTGTCTTATCAACAAAATACTTATGATACTTTACTGTTGCACTACGATACATTTTTTTGCTTACAAATCTCCATTCTGGTTCATAAAAGAAATAACAATCTAGCCATACATTAGTAGTTCTATCAAAAAATTCGTGTAATTCTTTACCACTCATTGTAGGAACATTAAATTCTAATGTTGCAACATCGTGTCTTACTCTGTTTCTAACTGTATATCCTAAAGTGTTTGTATAAGCATCTAAATCAACATCATTTGCAGCCCCATCGTGTTCGGGTAAGGTATTAACGCCACCTACTTCGTAAGGAAACTCTTGATATGCACCACTACTTCCCCACGGTCTTAAATATAATTTATCGTATTCATATTGCATTTATATCACCCCTATCCTATCTTCAAAGGCTTACCATTTGACCTTGCCATTTCTTGAAGTTGGTCTAATGTGTATGTTCCTAATTTATGGTATTCATCTAAATAAATATTAAATACTTTAGTTCCACCATTGGCATTTTTCATAACTCTTGATACTGCATCTGCAACACCATACGCAACACTGCTTACAATTTGGTCGTTATTCATAACTGCAGTGTGAGAACCTATATTACCTACAAGTTCAGGACCATTTTCTCTTGCAACAAACATTTGACCTATTGGAGGAAGTCCACCACTATCATAATAGTTTACTGGCTGCCATTTGCCATTTACAAGTATTCCACCAATTGCTCGTGGCACATACTTGCCGCCACCGCCTTTTGAACCGCCACCACCACCACCATAACTATAACCGCCACCACCAGCGTTATAGTCAATTT